ATTACAAGATTACGTACTAATGTTTTATCTACACCTTCTAAAAGTTTTGTGAACATATGTTCTCCTTATTTTTTTACTTTGGTGCCTACTGTTCTTCTCACAATATCATTGTGATTAAATTCAGCCCAGTATAGTTCAAAAGCGACACCATCTTCTAAACCTTCAAACTGGTGAATTTTGCCTGGCTTCACTTGAGTGAAGTCACCTGCTTCAAGAATAGTTTCATCGATTAAACCATCTTGATCATCTTGCCAAACACGGACAAGCATCTTGCCCGATTCAACAAAGAATCCGTTCCATTTAAATTGATGTTCATGTTCACTGCACTTGAATCCTTTTTTGAATTCAATGCGGTGGAATTCTAATACACCGTTAGCATGGATCAATTCTGTTTGACCCCATATTTTACCTGCTTTCATCTTCATGTCCTTTCCTATAATAATTTTCCATAATCTATTGTTTCCATCTGACGTGATATATCTTTTACAAAATATGCACAAGGAGGATTATCACCTTCACGTAATGGTACACTTAAAAGTTGTCCATTTTTCATTTTTGGAAAATACCATTTTACATCTGAGTAAAAGTTTAGTATCTTAACCTCAGCATAATCTGCTTTGTAACTTTTTAAAGGATTAAACAAGAATGCTTCAAATCCTCTATCATTTAAACTAGTTAATGGAAGTATTTCCAAATCATTGCCTGTATGACTGTCTCCTACTGCTATATGCCAATCTACTGGCATCATTATTTCGTGTCCGTTTATTTCCATTACAATCGCCGGAGAACTAAATGATTCAAGAAAGATCAAAGGTATAAAAAAGAAGTCAGGCTCATTAGGGTCTGAATTGTCAAGCACGCTAAATCTCACATCTTCGTCAAGTTCGTCAGGCAGATTAGTAAGGTTAAAACATTTGTTATCTAATGTTAATATTCTCATATTAGTTCCAATCTACTTTTTCTATAGTAAATGGGTATTCTGCTTCCTTATAAAACTTTTTACGCTGTGTAAGGTGCCGCTTCGCAAACTTACATGTTGATGTAAGGTCCCATATTTGTACGAAGTCTTTGTCCTTAGCCTTTCTTACGCCTCTGCCTATTGATTGTATCACTCTTACAAATGATTTGCCTGGTTCTATGAGAACAAGATTAAAAATACGAGGAATATTAATGCCGACAGCCGCCACGCCATACGTTGCAATAACCACGTGGTTAGTCCCTTCGTTGATTTCGTCATATGCTTCCTTTCTATCTTTTAGTTTAACATCGCCTTTTACAAATGTTGATCCTGGTATAAGTTCTTGCAGTAATTCACCTGCACTAATACGATCTACAAGTATTAGAGTGTTGCCTGAATCTTTTACACCATTTAATAATTTGCCTATGTATTCAATTCTCTTTTTATCGGTGACAAGATATTTTAATTCTGATTGATAGTCTCTAAACTCTGGCAAGTCCATAAGTTGTACTACATTAACATGGCACTGTGACAGCACACCTTTGTCTTGTAGTTCTTTTGCACTTATCTGTCCAATCACTGGACCAAGGCTTGCATGTATTGATTCAAATTCAAACTTCTCTTTTGGAATAGTGCCTGTCAGTCCCCAACGGATAGGAGCATTACGTAGGTTGCGTGTTAGCAAGTTTTTAAGTACTTCTGCTTTTGCTTGGTGCACTTCGTCAATAATAATTGTGCTTACACCGTCGAGGAACTCGGCAAGACTCAATACAGCAGATCCATCCTTGTGCTTTTTATCTAATATGTTTAGACTTTGCCAAGTACAAATAGTGTGAGTCTTACCAAGTTCTTTTCTGTCGCCAAAATATACACCTACATCAAGCCCACAATTAATATAGTCTTCTTCTGTTTGAGTAACAAGACTTTTGTTGGGAACCACGACTAGGCTACGCCCGTAGTCTTCTGTGATCTTACTTAGTGTAGCAGTGATAATAGTCTTACCAGCGCCTGTAGCTACTTCTTGTAACGACTGCGGATTTTGCAAGAAGTTGTTTATAACTTCTACTTGATAATCTCTTAATCGTATTGGTTCGCCTTCGGCGGGATGACCTTTTGGCCAGGTTTTATCACCCCAGAAATCTTCTTGGATAGTGTTAAACTGTAAATCAACAGGTATACGTTGATCGTCTATATCTGTGATTTCTACATTGTTTTCTAACAGTACTTGTTGAATTACATCAAGATGATTAACATATCCTGTCCCACCAATACCAAAAAAGTTTACCTTGCCATCCCAACGTCCAAGTTTATACTGTGGCATATAACGTGCATAAGGCACTTCAAACTTCAAACGGTTTGCAATCTTTCTGCGAATTTCAACAGGAAGTCCTTCAAGTTTGATGTTTACTTCATCTTGTATAACTATTCTACAAGTTGTCATACTTCTTCTATGTCCTGATATCTAAACGGAGTTGAATCAGAATCATAATGTATAACAAGATCACATTCGCCAACATAGGAATCTAATTTCATATTTGTTCTCCTGCTTCCATACATTAACACAGCACTAGGTTTCCAGTCACTGACTAACAATGGTTTTGGTATTTTATTATTATTAATATACACTATTTTGGAATCTTTTGCAAGAGAATTATTTAAATTTTTTTGTTTTATGAATGTATTAAAATTCCTATCTATTTCATTCTTATTATCTTTTCTAAACATAACAGTGCATGATTCATCTAACACAATACCTTTAAAACATTCGTATACGTTCTGTAAACATTCTGCACTATCATCATTATCTGGTATAATAACTAGCAACGGAAATCTATGTAACTCAAGCACAGTTTCAACAATATTATCAATTGAATATTTTGTACTATTAATTAAAATGTGTTGTTTATTACGGTTAATAATTTTTTTAGTTAGTGGTTGTAGTTTATGTATACTTTGTTGAAGATCGTCTTCATCAAAATAATTTATACCTAATATTTCTTGTCTGTCTTTGTACAATGCAAGATTATCTAAACTAGGTTCACCTATTGAACTCACAGCATAATCAAATGCTCTGTTGTGTAGATTTTTTAATTTTAGTCCATACACACCTGGCACATATTTATTTTTGTTTTCTTTCATTTCTAATAACTTTCTATATTGTTCTTTTAAAGAATCTTCTATCTCAAAGTTTGCCTTTTGAAAGTTGCCTATTAATCTATAGATATTTTTTTCTGTAAGATCAACGTAGTGTGTTTTATTTGCTTTGTCGTAGCCTTTGTTTTTGTGTATGGAATTTAATATTTCAATATATTTGATCATATTTTTAGCAAAAGGAAAACGCACAGCAATCATAGCTTGATCATTTTGTTCTACCAAACTGATAGTTTTTGATCTGTCTATTGAGCGCAGTGGTTGTCTAAGATTGTTCATCTTTTCTTCTACACCGTCAATTCCGTTTGCTTCAAACTGATCTTTGTAATCTAAAATTTTTCTTTTGGCAAGTTCATACTGTCTATCAGTGAATGGTATTTGACGTAGGCACTGCTTGCCAAGGCTGAACATAAGGTTACGATCTGTGTTTTGTATTTCAAACACAAACTTGCCCTGTGTCATACCTGAGATGATTTCAATTAGGTCTTCTGCTGTATTATTTTTCATATGTATATTATACTGGATTATAACTTAGAAGTCAAGCGTTTAAGTGGCAAACCTTGAGAAATTTCTTCTACAGTCCATTCGGTATAGGCATAATCATTCAGCCATTGTGTTCGATCAGGACGTAGAGGATTTTCTATATCCTGGAGGAAATCTATATCATTAGCAACGTCATAAGCCAAGGATGATGCTCCAACAAAAGAGGGAATGCCTTCTAAAATGCTATGTATGCCTGGATTACTGCTGTAACTGATTGTAGCATATATGTTGTTAAATTGCATGTCAAAGTCGTCGTATGTGCCTTGAACATGTCTTGGTTCTTGACGTTTTACATTTTTAAATTCGTGCTCAATGTGTGGTAAAGGACAGCGAGGATGTGGCCTAAATATGATAGGACGTTTAGAATGCTGCTGGATAGCGTCTATGGTTTGCATTACCCAGGTGCTCATATTAGGCATGCCTTGCCATTGTAAACTCTTATCATGTTGTCCTGCTATTAGGATATATTCTCCATCAGACCGCCAAGGCTTTACTTCCAGCCCCAGTAGATTCCTACGACTGCTGTTATTGCCACTATCCCCAAAGAAAGCATCTCTGTTAATACCATTAAGTCCTACCTTCCATGTTGTGCCTCTTTTGATCCCGCCGACTTCGAGTACGATGGTCGGTTTGGATTGTCGAATGTTTCTTTCCCATATAGTACGGTTTCCAGCCATGCGGCCGTTGAACAGTACGCTCCAAATAACATCAATACCGTCAGAACCATTAATGTTAACACTATGCCCAAGAGCCAGAGCGCCAGCGTGAAAGGCGTCAAAAATAGGGCTAGAATTAAGTGCGCCATATTGTCTCCATAAATTAAATTTCATGATTAAATACCTTATACATTATTTACAAAGGAACAACAATGTCAAACATAACTGTGGTTACTACATTTCACAAAGCAGGATATGAACAATACGGAGAACGTTTTATTAATTCGTTTTGTGAAAGAGTTGATAAAAAAATAAAGTTATCTGTATATGCAGAAGACTGTCGTGTAGTTAATCCTGACCCTGCACAAGTACAGGTATTGGATGCTAAAACTAGTTTACCTAAACTTGTTGCTTTTAAAGAACGTTGGAAAAATGTTCCACATGCTAACGGTGACATTACTAATCATCCTGCAAGAAACGGTCGTAAAGATTGGCAAAAAGGTTTTAAGTGGGACGCTATAAGATTTGCTAATAAAACCTATGCTGTGTTTGATGCTTGTGCAAGACGCAAGCCAAAAGGTGATCATTGGTGTGTATGGATGGATGCTGATACATATGTTCATAGCAACTGGTCTTATAATGAGTTCCTCGCTCAACTTCCTAAAGATGTTTGGCTAACATATGTTGGTAGAGGTAAAGGCTCACAAACTTGGCCAGAGTGTGGTTTCTACGGGATGAATTTAAAAGATCCTGTATGTGATAAATTTCTTGCAGAATTTGAACGCATGTATGAAGATGCAGATAATGGCATGTTTAAATTAGCAGAATGGCATGATAGTTTTATTTTTGGACATGTACTTAATGCAATAAAAATTGACAACCAAAATGTTTTAGATTATAGTGCAGATATGTATTTACGAGAAGCAAAATCAGGAGGAGGTGGCCATCCTTTAATAAACGGACCTTTAGGAAAATGGATTGATCATATGAAAGGGGTACGCAAGCAAGAAGGTAGATCTAGAAAATCAGATATTATGGTTAATCGTAAAGAATCGTATTGGTCTAAATAATGAAACCTTGGTTGTTTGACGAACTTAAAATTTTTCTCGACGAAATTAAAATTTCAACAGTAGGCGAAATAGGCACTCATAAAGGAAACACTTCACTGCAATTAATTAAATATCTTAGTAGTAAAATAGACTTTTTGACCTTTTATGGGTATGATGTTTTTGATGATGCTATTAATAATCTATCATTTAACAGAAAAGAATTCAACGGCAAGGGCGGCGCATCTTACGAATATGTGTCAACACGATTAGAAAATTTAAAAAAACAAATAGATAATTTTGAATTTCACCTTTTGAAAGGACTTACTACAGACACATTAAAGAAACAGTCTTTTGACATTGTTTATATTGATGGAGGACACAGTTACAACACTGTAAAATATGATTATCAAATGGTGGAAGAAAGTAAACTAATCATTTTTGACGATGCACAAAATAAAAACAATGCTAATGAAGTGCCAGCATTTTTAAATGAATTAGGAAAAGAAAAATCTATACAGTATTTTAAAAGATGGGCTATTATACGTAATTACGCATAAATCTCCAAGCTGTCCCGTCTTTTAGTTCGTCAAAACTCCAATGACACATGCTAATACGTTCAATCCATTCTTGTCTATCAAACAAAATAGGGTCTTCTATATTTTCTAAATTTGTATTAGCAACTTCGCCATACATGCTATAATTCAATTGAGGATCCATTTGGAATACAGGTACACCCTGTATTAAACTAGCAACACCAGGACTACTATTATAAACAACTGTTGCCCAAGCATCTTTAAGATCCTGTCTTATATCTTGATTTTGAGAAATTTCGACATTAGGATATTTTAACTCTTTTAATCGCATAAGGGTTTTTCTATCGCCAGGATGACCTCTAACTATAATTTTTTTTGAAGTATAATTTTTTATTGATTTAATAGCGTTATGAGCAAAATTAATTACATTTGTTTTCTTCATACTCCAACCGCCGTTACGTTGTAAACAAAGTAATATATTGTTTCCTCTTGCTTTATAAGGAATTAAATCTATACCTATTGTATTTTTTATAGACTGCCATCTATTAGGATCAACATCTTTATCAAAATAAAAACCTGTTCCTCTAAAAACACCGTCAAAACTATATCTTAAATAGTTTCCTGGTTTATTACTTTTACCATTAGCATATAAGAAAAGATTACTGTCTACTATAAGTGTTCTTTTTTGGCATACACGTTGATGATCTATTACACGTTTTCTAAATAATAGATGTGGAGTCTGTTTGCTATCTTCATGAACGTATCCTTGGATAACAGCAACATCACAATCTAATACTGTTGGTTTATAATGGTTAATACCTTCTTCACCATTTGAAGCAACACCTTGTACAAAATTAGAAAGTATTAATGGTTTTTCTGGACTATTGTTTTTTGTTGGGATTCCAGAGTGGTAACTCACTACTTTCATTCACTGTTCTCCATGCGTATCCCGATCTTAGTTCATGTACATCAAATTGACAGTATGCGAGATGAGCAAAAAATCTATCTGTGGTTTCTCTTTCTGGCATGTGAGGATTATCAATATTTCTTATATCTTGTTCACAAATTGTTTGCGCAGCATTAGGACCAAGAACAACAGCAGGTTTACCTTCCAGAAGCGCCTCAACTGCAGCAATACTGTTGTAAGTTACTAAACAATGCACATCATCTGCAAGTGCTGCTTGTATTGTTTTATCTGTAACTCTTTCTGTTCTGTTTGGTTTTAACCTAATTTCAATAGGTCTACTACTGTATTTTTTTATTTCACTTACTACTTGTTTCACCCAATCTTCAGGACTAGGCTGTCCAAACAGTCTCATGGCTTTTTCACTAGGTGGACAAATTAAAATTTTTCTTCCTGGCGTTTGCTTTCTGTAACGATATCCATGTTGTTTGGCTCTATCTAGAGGACGTTCTATTATTCCTCCCAGATATTGCATATTATTTTTTGTAACTCTATGTAAATATTTGTTTTTAAAATTTCCAAAATATCCTGTGTCAATAGTGTAAAACGTTCTTCCTGTATCTCTACATTTTTGTATTGCTTTTCTACTGCCGCCACCAACGCCTCTGATAACTAGAGCTGTATCATCATTTAAATGGTCAGCATAAGAACTAACCACACCATTACTGCCCATTGCAAAGTTCTCTAGTATAGGATCATAAACATGACCTTTTCTTTCAAAGTTAACTTCACTTGTGTCAATTGCTACAATTTTTCCCATGTGATTTTTTACTCTTTCTGTAATCGATTCCCAAGTATTTCCTTCATAATACTTAGCATCTGGATCTACTAGATAATTTAAGACCGACTGTAGAATTTCTTTTTTGTCATCATTTACCTTCCATGTGTCTGGTGTAAGTTTGTGTTTAGCATTTGCTGCTTTTTGTGCATTATAACTTTTCTCTGCTAGATACCAATCTGCAGCATAATCACATAAACGGTAATCTTTGAACCAAGGACCGCCGTCTGTATAGTGTATTGCTGCCGGTTCATTTTTTTCATCTTCTTCGTAATATCCTGCCAACCAGTTCCATTCATGATGTAGTCTGCCAATGTCTCTATCTTCTAACCAACTAAATCTGTGTAAAAATTTTCCATCAATATCTGGGTTATTGACAAACTCTTTTGTTAATTTACGGTTTTTAGGATGTTCACAGTTGAACAACATGCACGAGCTCCAATTTTTTCTCGGATATATTGTTTGTTTTTGCCCATCCATTTTTGTTGTTGCTTTAGGTGTATAATCGTGTTGAACACACATAACGGCATAATTTTTATCTTGGGTTTCTTCAATTATCTTCCATAAGTTTCTTACATCTTTTTTGAATAAAAAATCACAATCAATAAAGAGTGCCCAACCCTTAAAATTACACAATTCAGGAACTAAAAATCTAGTAAAGGTAAATTCGGTAGAAGCTAATTTATCTTCATCTCTCCAATATACTCCTCTATCTCTCATCTCTTGTTGTTTAATAGGATATATTTCAATACTATTTGGATATTTTGCTCTATCCAAGATACTCTGTCTACAAACTTGATAGGCAATGTCTTCTCTGCTATCGTGTCCGATAAAAATTCTAATTATGCCGTCTTTCAATGTCTTCCTCCACACATTCTTCACCGTATTGTATTTCTACAATTTTCAACGGCTTATCTGTTTCATTAGCGAGCATGTGCCATTCTTTTGTGCCTATATGCAATGACTCATGCAGTTTATACTTACCTCGCAGTTCCATGTCTGTTGAAGAATCTAGTGTGTAAACACTTGCTTCTCCTTCTGATACAAACCAATGTTCTGCTCTCTTTTGATGTCGTTGCATACTAAGAGATTTACCTGGATCAACAGTAAGTTCTTTTACTTTAACTCCAGGTCCGTTTTCGTGTAACACTCGATAGTACCCCCATATTCTTTGTGTCTTAGGTTGTTTCCATTCATCTAAGATCCAACTGCTAGAATTTTTCTTATCTTCGCCGCCTATACCAAATTCAAAACTTACACCATAATGATTTTTATACATATCATATTCTGGTGTTGAATTGTTTGTTCTATCTCCACCATTTGCAAAAATAATTTCCGAATCACTACCTGTTGTAGACATCATATAAAATATTGCATGACACGCCGTATCATCTTTGTCGTCAAAACTTATAACTCTATCAACCATTTTAAGATTCTTGACAACTTCAAGTCTTTCGTTAAATGGCATAAACGGTCTACCCTTCTTTCGGGTAAGCCAATTGTCTGAATTGAGGCCAACTACTAATTCGTCGCCTAAATCCTTTGCAGCATTAAAAAAGGCTATGTGACCGCTATGTATAGGATCAAAGCCACCAGTGACTAGAACAATCTTTTTCATGTATATATTTATATGCGCAGTTTATATCAACAATACGGATTGGTTAGTTTATTTGGATATAGAGGTTTTAGATGCTGCCAAGGTAATCCTTGTTCTATCTCATCTGTACACCATTGGCAGTAGGCAAGGTTGTTTAACCATTGTTGTCTATCAAATACTTCAGGTTTTTCTAATGTAAATAAAGATTTGTTACTTACAGGCCAAGCCATTGAACTAGAACACAAACTAAACGTAGGTAATCCTTCGCAAGCACTCTCTGTAAGAGCATTAGTGTTGAATCCAACTACAGCCCATGATCTTTCAAAGTCTTCATATAAACCTTCTCCACCATTCAATAAGCCAGCGCCTTTATTATTTTGACTTATTTCAAAATTTTGAACTTTGCATCTTTCTATTATTTCTAATTGTTTTTCAACTCTAATAGGATGTAATCTTACAATAATTTTTCTATCTGTGTGTTTTCTAATTTCTTCTAAAGTGTTTTTTAAAAACGCATCATAACTGCCATGTTTTTTTAAAAGATTTTTTAAACTACTATCACCAGGACGCTGAAGTAAAAGTAGTATTGCACTTCCAGGTTGCCGCCAATCTTTAACTTCTATTTTTTGTTCTTGTTGAATTCTATCCCATCTATCTGAAGGACAATCGTTTGTATTGTACTCACCTTCATCAAAGAAATAACTCCACCAACTAAATCTATGATATGCTTTTGGATTAGGATAGTTTGGCATATTCCTGCGAAACACAGCAGACTCTGCACATATATAAGGTTTACCGCTGTAGCGTATAAACTCATAAATGTGTCCTAGTTTTTTTTGTCGCTTTTGTTCTAGTATATTGCTTTGTAAAAAAATGTCTGCACTATTAATTAAATCTTTATCTTCCCAATCAACTAACTTGACATTGTCACCGCCAATAATAGGATGATTTTTATATGCATCTTTTATTGCAACTATTAATGGTTCAGATTTTTTCATTTACAAAATACATTCCTGTTTTTTCTAAAAATCTATGTTTTTTCTTTTTACCCATTGTAGAAACACTACGTAATTGATTAGTTAGATTTTGATCTAATCGAAAACCGTATTTCTTCATAGTGTCGATCCAATATGGCGGGTCTTGGCAATTTACATGATGGTATCCTGTTTGGCCAACGACCGCATGTGTTATAACAAGGTTCTTGCATTTCTGCATTGCTTGAACATAGTTAGGAATATATTTTTCATATACATGTTCTACAAATTCAACACTCCAACCAATATCAAATATTCTATCAATTGGTGCAGGACCTAATGTAAAATCATGTATTAAAAACTTTGAACTATCATAACGGTCCAAAGTATAGTCTCCGTCAATACCTAACACAGAAAAGCCTTTTTGTTCAGCAAGTTGTACCATACCGCCAGGACCACAACCTATGTCTAAATAAGTCTTATGTCCTAGAGTTTTAAACCAGTCCAGTGCTCCTTCGTCTAAATGTGTAAGTCCGTTATGGCCGCCGAGATGTTCTTCTAACATTAAATATCCTTAACTATAAATTTTTTGTAAGTGCTTAGATACTTATCTTTTTCTTTTTGCCTACCCTTTAAAGTAAGAAACACACTTTGATTTCCGTTTTTTCCTATGCTCATCCAATATAATCTTGGAGGCTGTTCGGCAAACACAAAATCTTTGCTTAAACTATCTAAAACATTTTGATCGTGAAATGGTGCCCATTCGTCAATAGGTTTTGCTAATAATCGCTTTGCAAATTCTTTTTTAAAGCCAGGATATCCAAAAGTTACTAATCCTGCTAACCAGTGATGATCTTTTAGATGTCTAAGTACTGTAATTCTATTTGCTACTTCTTTAAATTTCTCAGGTGTTGTTTGACGAGTGCAAATAGTATCTGCGTCTAGCGTCATTACTAGATCTTTATCTGTAAATTTTTCTGCTACTTTCAAAAATCTTACACTTTGAAGGTAACCTATTTTTACTGTATCATTAGGAAAAGTTCTATGTTCAGTTGTGTATTGAACACCTTCAACTTTTTCTATATGTACGGGGTTTACAATATGTACATGACAGGTAATCCAAGGATTAAAATATTTAATGCTACGGACTAAATGAATTGCCCAGTCATCATAGTAAGTTTGATCGCACCCAACTAATATGTTATAACGTTGCATCTTCCATGCCCGCCACACGCAATTTAACTACATTAGTTATCTGCCATTGCTTCTGGTCTAGTGCTTTTAGAACACCTAACCATTTGTTCCGCATTAGTGCAAATTCATTAATTATCTTTTCATAATCAACAACGTCTGCCTCGCCGTCAACGTATTTTTCAACGTCACGGCTTGACAGAGCTCGTTGATAGTTTTCAAGATACTTTTTGAAAAATGAACTACGCAACCTGCGTAGCTCAATGTTTAGATAGTTTAGGATTGCTTCAATCTCTTGCAATTGGTTAAAGCGGTGTTCGACAATGCCGGGCATTTCTGCCGCGGCTCGTTCTACATTGCCGTGTAGTTTTACTTCCTTACGAGCTTCAGAAAGTTCTAACTCAAAGTGAGCTACTGCGTCTGGAATCTTAGAAATATCTCGTGATATCTCACTATACCAACCCATTACCAGTCCTCTTCTTCGTCATCGTATGAGTCATTATCAACATCAAGATAGTAGTTAATTGCATTGTCAAGATCATTACAGTTGCCCAGTGCGTTTTTAAAATGTTCATCGTCTGCGCCATAATCCGCACAGACTTCAACGTAGCGTTCTGCAACAACTTCAATATTTTTCTTGTCAATGTTATCCTTAAATACTGTCCAAATATCAACAATTTGTGCTTCATCCATTAACAGGCTCCTCGATTGGTTCTTCTATGTCGTCTTGGATATTTACCTTTTCATTAGTAATATTAACATGATCTGACATTACCATATCGAGCAATTCGCCTGTCCAGTTTTTACGATATTCTTTGTGTTCTTCACCTTTTGAATCAGTGTATTTTAGTCTGTTGCCGTCTTTAGATAACACACCTTTCTTTTCAAAAAGTTCTACAAGTCCACTATATGGATTCATACCTGTTTCGTATGGAATCTTAACTTGTACACCTTCAAACGGTTTAGCATAACGTGTTTTCATAACTTTACAACCTGCACGAATACCACGCACTTCGCTAATTTTGTTACCGTCTTCATCTTCTTTTAGTTTCAACTTCTTCATTGCAACTACAATACTTGATGCATAGATAAAGCCTTGACCACCTGATATTTTATCATCTGGATCAAACATATCCTGTGATGCATATGTATGGTTAGTGCATACAAGTCCTACATTGTGACTACCAATCATGTTCACAGTATTACGTACTAGTGATGTTAGTGCTTTAGGCTTACGACCCATATCGCCTTTCATATCACCCTTGTTAAATTGATCTACATCTGTAGGTGTTAGCAACATACCCAAACTGTCAATAACAAATAGTACCTTAGGACGATCTTCTTCGTCCATTGCTTTGTAGTCTGTCATAAATGTTGAAATAGTTTTTGCTACATCATCAATCATTGACATGTTAAGTTTAAGTAGTTTTTCTTCTGATGTGTCTACATCAAGTGCATGTAGCCAACTTTCATCAAGTGCATTCTCTGAGTCAATTAGTACAACAAAGATGCCTTGATCCTGTGCTGCTTTTACAATGTTCCCTGCACAGATATAACTTTTACCTGCACCAGATTCACCTGCAAACACAGTCACCTTACCCATAGGTACACCTTTGTGGAAGTCACCTGAGATAAGATAGTTGAGTGCATAGTTACCTGTTGAAATCCAATCAGTGGGATCATTAAATCCTGCACTCATACCTGAAATAGATTTTGTTAGTTGTGTCCGAAACTTGCTCGGATCAAACGATTTAGCCATAGTATCTCCTTATCAAATAAATGGGAGGGATTGCTCCCTCCCTGTGCTATTAGTTACTTTGTCTTGAACGGATCATTGCAAGAATGTCTTGCGCATTGCCACTTTCTGCAGATGCTGACTCAGCTGCTGGTGCTGGAGTTGCTTCTGGTTGTGGTGCTGGAGCAGTTTCTACAGCTGGTGCTGGAGTTGCTGCTGGCGCTTCTGTTCTTGAAGTTGCAGTGCCGTTTGAAGATGATACATTTGGATCACCTGTACGTGCTGCCATACCCGCTGGACGGAAATACTGTCCAAAACGTTCAGCATCATAAGCCTCGCCATCGACACTTGCTTCAAACATCTCCTTCATAACCTTAAGTTCTACATCAGTAGGTTTTTTAGGTAAGAAGTCGCTCAAGTTAAACAAACTATGCGTGTTTACTGCTTGCATTTCTGCATCACCAAGTGGACGCTCTCTACGAGCCCAGTTTGATGTTGAATAGTCTGCATAACCACCTTTGGTTGTTTTTGCAAGACGGAAGTCTACACCAGCAGTATAATCTGTTGGTAGTTCTTCCATGTCTGGATCCATTAATGCCGCTTTGATAATTTGGAAAATTTGTGGACCAATAATAAATCTACGGATTGGATTTTCCGGAGTTCTATCTTCTTGTAGTGGTGAATCAGTTACAAAGCCTTGGAATACGTATGAACGTTTCTTCCAATACTTACGACCCATGTCTTCAAGACTTGGATCTTTAAACCATGCACGTACCTCATTTAAGATATCGCATGTTTCACCATACATTTCCATACATGGAATTTGTACCTGTACAGGGCGTGAATCAGTTTCACCTTTTACGCCTGCAAATGGAAGTTTGATCATCAAACGTTCTTTCCAAAAGAAAGTGTTTGACTCATCTCCATCAGGTAAGAAGCGTAGAGTACTTGTCTCTCCTTCTTTCATATTCCAAAATGGGAAAATTGCGTTGTCGCCGCCGCTTGTTGAACCACCGCTTGTGCGTGATTCTTGCTCTTTTAGTTTTGCTCTTATTTCAGCTAATGATGCCATAGTTTTGCCTCCTTATATATTGCCTATTGCATTGTGCCTAAAAATCATATAGCACATTATGTACTATACGATAATATTTAGCAGAAGTCAACCTTTTTCTGCTAGTTTTTTGAATTAAATAGCTAATCCAGCCATTCTTTTCAAATCATCCAGTTCACTTGACTCGTCTGTGCCATCGTGTTGTGGAATTCCTCTTGTGATTGGTTCTCCTGTTGTAGGATCTCCATCTATTCCTCCGATTGTATATCCTATTTCTAGTTTCATACCTGGTCGAATTTTGCTTGGATCATCTATATTGTTTATCTCTGCAATGTGTTGTATTGCTTCTTCGACGTCCATGCCTTTAAGTTCGTTTTGCATAAATCTTTTTGCGATACTGAACATAGTGTCACCTTGTTGTACAGTATATGTTCCAACATGATCTTCTTGCATAGTATTTGAGTTACGCATTTGGTGTTGTTCAAACTTGTGTTTGATTGCTTCGATAAATTCTTTTGCTCCTGTAATATACTGTTCGCCGTAGTCTTTTTCTACCGCTGTTAGCACTGCTGTTTCACCTTTTGGAAACTCACCAGTTTCTCTATCAAACAATGATAATACAAATTCAGTTACAGGAATCTTTTCGCCGTCTACTTCCATTTCATCTTCATCATCATCTCTTGCTTTTTTAAGAGCTTGGGTAAATTTGTTGCCTTCTTCTGGCTCGCTATCTAAGCCTGATTCAACTACATCGTCTGCCCATGATTCAAAACTTTCAAAGTCATACTGTCCGTGATCCCAATCATCGCCACCGTATAGGTCTTGATATTCATCGTATGAACTTGGCTGTCCGTCATCATTGTCTTCGTCTTGATGATCTTCCCAAAACTCGTCAGCCATGTCAATTACACTACTGTATGTATCATGAAACTCGTGCATTTTCATGTCTTGTGCATCGTCGGCCATTTCTTTATATAAAGCAATATCATCAATGCCATATAATTCTTGGAAATTATCTTCGTGTGGATAATGACTTTCGCCTAGCAAATCCTCAGGACCAAGTTCTTTTGCTTTGGTCTTTTCATTTACTAACTTGTAGATATAAGGAAATACATCTTTTAATTCTTCATTAAACTGTCTAATAGTTAATTGATCAATCCAATTGCTTGCAACTTCTTCTGGCACTTCTTCTAGCACAGGTTTTTCGAAACCTTCAAATGCTGTTTTGTAATGTGTAGGTTTTTGTAGTTGTTCGATTGTTTTCTTTACTGTGTCAATTCTTTCATATACAACATCCATATAACCTTGTAAACCTTCAGCCATTACACCTGAGCGACCCATGTAATTTTTGAATTTACGTAGTTTGTTTAATTCTTCTGAAAGACTAACAATGTATTTGCCGAAATCATCATAAGCATTACCGCCTTCGCTTACGTGACGAGCCATTGCTCTTGCACCATTCAAGTGTCTGTAGGGATACTTAAATCTTTCTCCTTGATCACTTTCAATGTAGATTGCTTCTACATGTTGTGTTCTACCATGTGCAAGTTCTTGGTTTACAGGCTTGCTGTGTCTAAGTGCAAGTCTTGCACTACCAACATCTTGATAACTGGTCTTGCTTGTACCATACATCTTTGATTCGCTCATTGTTGTGTCTCCAGTATTATTCGCTAAAAATTTATAATCTCTGCGGTTGAGATTTGATTTAGTAATATCTCTTGTGTCAAAATTTAATAGTCTTTTCTTTGCAAAGTAACGTAGTTCTTTTAAAAATCCGTACCATTTTTCTTTGGTAAACTTGTCTTGCCCTTCAACAAAATTGTTGCTGTACATAACACTTAGGCTTTCGTTGTCAACGCTTACACTGACTTTGCCTAGGTTTTTGTCGCCTTCTTTGAAGTCAAAATCAAAGAAACGTGCTTCTGACGGCACATTAGTAACTACGCCCTCTTGGTTACCTATTGTAACTGAAGGGAATCTACCTCTAATTTTGTTAAACAGCTCTTCGCCTATTAAATCCAAGTTTTTCATATTAGTATTTATCAATAGTTGGTGCTAATGAAGATTGGCATGGGTGGTTCGTAATCTTCTTCAGATTCCATGCTTTTGAATGTATTGTACACCCTTGGATCCCAATCTCTCAGCACACTCATAATTCTTATTACAAGTAGTGTAGCACTAATTAGATCATCTGTTTCACCTGTCTTTGCTTTGTACGTGCTACCTGTTGCTACAAATCCTTTAAGCTCACTGATCATTGCACCTGAACTAATTTTCATTTTATCATTTTCAATCATGGTTTTTAATCTGCTACACGCACTAATTTTTGTCGAATGTGTGGTATTAAATCCTTTGCGGAACTTGCGCACATGTCCTTTACGCATTGGTTCACTTACAAATAAACCTGGAATATTCTCTTCACCAAAGTCGTTTATTACAATCAGTGCTGCTTCACCAATTGAATTGTTTTCAACACTCCAATATATGCCTTGAGGATTTTGCGTTTCGTTTGCGATATGATTGCAAATGTCTGCAAGTATGCGTATTTGTCCTGTAATTGCTGTCGTGTTGTGACGCCACTCTGCCACCTGTTTGTATGTAGGCAGTTCAAAAACTTGTATTGCAGCGTAATCACCACCTGTGCCCA